ACGAAGCAACGCATTGTTGTTCGTCACGTTGTCAGCGAGTTCACCGCTACGGCTCTGAATAGTCGTGGCAATGATGTCGCTGATGCTTGAGTTGGCAAATGCCATTTGATTACTCCTTCATCAGTTAATTACAAACGCGACTCTGTTTCGGAAAATGCTTCCTCTAGGAGTGCGCGACGATTTGCCGCCTTGGGAGCCGTGTTCACGCCGGGTGTGGCGCTTCTGACACTCACCGCTGCTGCTCTGGCCGCTTTCGCGGCCTTGTTGGCCTCTTTGGCTTGCTTGGCAACGATCTCGGCCTGTTGGGCCTTGCTCACCTGCTCAAACAAGTTAGGGTCAAGTCTGATGGCCTTCTCATAGGCTTCATCCAACGTCTGCGCCATCCCACTCTGTAGGAGTTGGATCATCGCCGGTCGGACATCCTCAAAATGCTCGGCCTTCAAACTAAATTGGTTGATCTCGTTTAGCAGGGTCTGGTTTTCGGCCATCTCCTGCTGTTGTTTCCAGCCCATGACCTCGCCACGGACTTTGTTCAATTCGTTCTGCAACTGCCACACCATCGGGTCAACCGATTGCGGTGCTGCCTGACCCTGTTGGGCGGGCTGGCCTTGCATCGCGCCAAGGTTGATGCCGTAGGACTGCGCTAATTGCGCGAAATACTGCAACTTGGCTTGCGGGTCGCTGTTACGTAGTTTGTGGTCAGCGTCCATCAGCGCAGCCACAGCCTTGTCAGGCGTTAAGCCAAGCCCCTGTATCGTTTGCATATACGGGGAGATGGCTTCCTGCATCGCATCGGCAAACTGCGCCTTGGAGAGCAGCGGTTCCACGCCCGCACGCATTTGCTCCTCACGCTGCCATGCGTATTCCTGCATCTTGGGGTCGGCTTTCTGCCAAACCTCGTGATAATCCTTTTTCCACGACGCCGGGGGACGCTTCCAGATGGGCGGTTCTTCCTCCACCTGCGGTTCGTCAGCGGGTTCTGCTGCTTTCGGCGTAGCGAAACGCCCCTTGCCGTCACGGGCAACGGGTTCAATGGGTTCGCCACGCTCTGCCGCCTCTAAACCCTGCTCAAGAATCGCTCGGCGGTCTACGACATCAGCCTGTGGGGCTTCTTCTCGTTCCATCTGCTCGTCCACGTTAGCCTCTCCTGTGGGGATTGGTGAAATTCGCGTGTTGGCGCAGGTCGCGCAGTATGCGATCTGCTTGCTCGTTGGTCAGTCGGGTGTTGACCATGTGCTTAATGCGCTCAAGGCGCGTGTCTACCGGCTTTTCGCGCCGAACGTGCTTGCTCGGATCTTCATTGCCGACCTCAATGCAGTTGTTGGCCTTGAGGTGGCGTCGGTGTTCCGAGCGTGAGGTGACCATCTTGCCGTCAATCATGCTTTTGTACGGCACGATGTCGGGCATAACGTAGTGATAACGCCCCTTGGCGTCCTTTTTACGCTCTACAAACTCGCCGTCTATGAAAACGTAGGTGCGTTTCATTGCTCAAATGAGGGGGTTGGCATGGTTTTGCCCATCTGCGCGATGATGAGCTTGGTCTGGGCGTCAAGGTCAGCCTTATAACGGTCAGCAGCCTGCTTCTGTTGCAGTTCTGCCGCCTTTAAGCGTGCCTCAAAGTCCATCTTCTGCTGTTCCATCGCCATCTTGGCTTGGTTACGCAGTTGTTCCATCTGCATCTCATGCTGCATCTTGGCCTGCGTGAGCGCAGATTCCATCTGCATCTTGGACGCTTCCATTTGACCCTTCTGCTGCAACTCGGCCTGCTTGCCTTGCTGCTCACCATCGGGCTGTTGTTGGGCGGCAGCCTGCTGCAACTGCTGCAACGTGGAGTCAATCTGCCCTTCAATCGGTCTTGCAGCCTTAAATGCCTGCATACCAAAGCGCAGCAACTCCATCATCATCGGCACCATCTGCGGGCTGGCCTGACCAACCGGCAATGCTTGAGCGAGGAAGCCACCAAATGCCTGCAAGAACTGCATACGGTCTTGCTTCATCTGGTTTTCGTCCAGCATCACAAGGCTGTCGGCGGCAATGTCCACGCGGAAGTTACGCAGCGGCTTGTCTTTGAGCAGTTCCAGCGCCTGCGGGATCAACTGCTGATCCGCTGGCGACATCTGCCCCGCAGCAGCGTAGGCAAGGATCGTCTCGGGCTGGAAGTGTCGGCACATGACCTGTGCCTTGAGGCGTATCAATTCAGAGGCGTAAAGGGCTACGTCCTCCTGCATAGAACGCAGTCTCAATCCTGCGTATTGCCCTTTGATTTGTTGCGCCGTTGCAGTCTCCGACGCGAAGGATGTCCCACGGATGATGTCCGAGATGCCCGTGATTTCGTAGATTTGGGACTTGATGTCCTCTCTTGCTCGGTAGCAGTTGAGGAGGGCGTTGGCGAGCGTGTCCAGCGGGAGAAGGTCAATGCTGCCTTTAAGGCCGCCTTTCTCGCTGAAAGCCATCCACTTATCAACTGGAATAAGCGCATTGTTGTCGCCCTCCGTCATCAAGCGTTGCAGCGCAGGCTGGCTGGCGTCGTAAACGCCACGCACACGCAGCGCCTTCACCAAGCCATCAATGCGGTCAGACAGGATGTCCAACTCCATCGCCTGATCTTGGTACAGCAGGAAGTCAGGCACCGGCACCAGCGTGTCGCTAGTCGTCGTGGCAAAGAGCGGTTTCGGGCAGGGGAAGAATCCCTCAAGGCCGAGCGGATCATCACGAACGTCAATGATCTGCGGCATTCCCTTGCAGAACCAGTACACCCTCTCGGTTTCCTTGTCCCACAGTTCACAAATCTTGGCACGGTTGTAAGTGCGCTTGGCCTCGTTGTAAGCGTTCAGCGGCTCTGGGCCTTGGTCTAGCGGTATCTTGCGAGCCATCTCGTCGCCAAACCGCTCTGCCAACGCCTCGCGGGTCATGTACACCCAGCGCCACACGCAGGTGACTTCTTCCCATGTGCGAGCCTGTGAGTGGCCGAAATCACGCCAATGGACGTAATCGGTTGGGGCGCACTCGTACTCAATCTGCTCTAGGTTAGGCGGCGCACCCTCACCCTGCTCAATGTTGGAGGTGATGGATACGCCGTCGTCCTCAATGCCGATGGGGGCAACGTGCGGCTCATAGCGCACCCATGCCGTGCCACGGCCACCGAGGAACCGATCCTCCACGCTGTACGACATGGTGGAGCGGAAGTCAGCGTAATGTTCAATCTCAAAATCAATGGCCCGCTCAAGGAGCAAGCCAGCCACGCGGCCTACCGGGTCGTTGTCCCCGAACCGGCGTGATACGTCGGCTTTAGGGAGTTTGGCGTAAACGGCAGGCTTTAGCGTCTGGACGTTTGACCAGAGGATGTTAAAGCGAGCAGCCTCGTTGCCACCCTGCCCACGGCTATCGTCGCGGTAACGCTTAACGATCTTCTTGGTACGGGCCTGCCATTTGGCAAACTCGTTGTCGTACTGCGCGATAGTACGGAGATACTTTTCCAGTTCCGGTTGCAGTACGCCTTCCATAATCAGGCCGTGAAGAATCCAACAGCCATAACCGCAAGCCCTGCGCCGGTCGTGACTGCCCACGGGCCGGTAGCCGAGGCGGCGTTGACTTCAATGCTGTACACGCCCACCGGAGTGTTGGCAGCCATCGTCAGGACGGTCGTGCTGCCGTCCAAAACGCTTAACGTGCTGCTGCCGGTCGTCGTGACCGTAACCACGATGCGATGAAGGTAGTCACCCACGGCACCTGTGCCACCGAGTACCTGTGCGGTCTGCGAGGCGGCTACTGTCTCGTAGGGGTAACGATTCGGGCTGACAATGCTCATATCCTTGCTCTCCTTGTCGTCGTGCGGTCGTGAACCGCCCACATATCGTTTAACGTGACTGTGTTCTGCGGCCCCACCATCAGCGGCTTGACCTCTGGCGCTGGGGGCTTGTCAGCGACTTCACTCCATGATACCGCAACCATTCTAAAGGCGTCACTAGGGTGTGATGTCCAATCGTGGCGTGGTGACTGACGATAGGCTTTCTTATCCTCGTCGTACTCGCGTTGGTATTGGCGCAGCGCCTCAATGCCATCGCTGCACTTGGTCGCGTCAAACCACACACGCGGCAGCATCATGCGTACCGCTTGGATGCCTGACTGCACACCGATGTCGGGGACAACGGCAAGTTTGGCGATGTCTAGTTGGGCGGCAAGTTGCTCCACGATACTGCGCCCGGTCTGTAAGCTCTTAGCCCGAGCGTCATGCGGCAGGTAGTGCTTGGCATAGCGGTACGGCTTAATGCGTACCACATCGGCAATCGTGTGAATGTCCTCGCCCGAGACGGCGTAAAAGTCTATGACGCGCACCTCGCCACGGGCGACCTGATAGAACCAAATGGCCGTGTCGTCGCGGAAACCCAAGTCCCAACCCGTATACACCGGCAGGTTGGGGTCGTGCGGTACGTTGGTGATGCGGCCCTGATCTTGCGCCTCTCGCATCTCTTTTCCGAAAAAAGCGCCGAGGATTGCTGCTTCAAATGAGCATTCGTACTCCTGTAAGTACTGATCCTCGGCCAACTGCGCTTTAGCGGCGGCTAGCTCTGTCGCCGGGAGAAGCCCGCTGGTTGAGGCGGGTAAGCGCAACAGGAACCACTCGCTAGGGAGACGAGTGGCGGTATCGTAAATTTCCCAGAACTGGTTTTTGCCTTTCGGTGTACCGCCGAAAACGCACCAACCCTGCTTGTCTGACAGGGACGCTCTCAACACGTTCCCGAACACGCTCGGCTTAAAATCACCGTACTCGTCAAGATACAGCCCCGAAAATCCAAGGCCGCGCATGGCATCAGCGTTGTCGGCACCGAACAGGCGTATCTGACTGCCGTTGATTAGCGTGATAGTCAGTTCTTGCTCGTTGATGGACTGCACGATGGGGTGTGCGCCGTCCTTGAAGTATTGCCACGCCACGGCCTTTGCCTGACTGCGGTACGGGGCGACGTAACCAAATAGTCCGTAAGGCTGCTGGTACATCGCAGCAGCGCGGATCATGTCGTTGACGGCGGCGACTGTCTTGCCTGCGCGGCGGTGTGCGACAAGGCAGGCCCAGCGTTTAGTGCGCTCATGGAATGGCATGAACGCCTTGCGTGGGCGATAGGGCAGGATTATTCGGGAGCCATCCATCCGATCTGCACCTTGACCGGGCCGTTGTCCTTACCTGTGATTTCTTGGCGGGCGAGCTTAGGAACGTGGTATTCCAACAGGGTGCTGAAGCAATCAAAAGCAGCCTGTGGCCCCTTCTCCTCTGCGATCTGATCTAGCCACCCTTGGAGTCTGTCTGCGTTGCCGTCCACAAAGGCTGCAATGGCCTCTCTGGCCGCCTGCGTGGACTTATTAGGCAATCCCTTGGGCCTGCCCGGCCCGCCTTTCTGACCCTTTTTAAATGCGCCTGCGTTCATATCATTCGCGCTTTAGTATCTTGACCTTCTTTTCTTCACCGGGGAACACGACGAAGTTACGGGTGCCGCTACCGCCTTGGCCTCGGCTGCCTGCGTCTAGGTATCGGATGCCGGGGATGCCTAAATCTTTAAGAAATTGCGACCGTTGTGCTTGGTCTGGTATCTCATCTGCTAAAAACGAGTCATACAATGAAGCGCCAGTTACTTTGTCTTTTCCGTAACTATCTGCTGCCTGTCCAGCGCGTTGAAGGATGGAGCGAGCGGTTCTAGCCGCGACCGCTGACGCCCCGGTTCTATCGCGGTTTGCCATTTCTGTTAGAGCCTTCAATATTGGCCTTTGTTCAATTAACGGCTTATCCCAATCCAGCATCCGATCTACCATTTCGTCGGGTAGGTCGGCGGTGTAAAGCGCGCCCGTTTGCGGTGCAGCGCCCTTTTTCATTTGTTGCAGATAATTTAGCGCGTCTTGCGTCTCTTGAAACGCACCCTGCCGCAAATACGGCGAATCTTTATGAGCAGTCATTGTTGCAACTTCTTTTTTCATTGCAGCAATGGCTTTATTTACGTTCCCGTCAGATGCTTGCAACGTCATCGTTGCTTTACGCGCTGAAGGGCTTTGTGCTGATTGGTAGGTTTTAGCCACATCAGGGCTTTCGGCAAGGTAAATGCCATGCCCATACGCTTGTGCGCCCTCACCCGTGCCGATCTTACTGGCGTCAAACTCGTCAAAACGGTGCGGGCTACCGTGATAAACGTCAATTTCGCGCATTACGGGGTCAAAGCCCTTTAGCGCACCGATTAACCGTCCCACGGGCAAAGCCGACGCAGCGGCCATGCCCATACCAGCTTCGTCACCGGCTCGGCGGGCGCGTTCAAAGTCGCGGGCAGCAAGGGCTTGGCCTACGCCGGGGATAAAACTACCGCCCATCTCTAGCGCCATGTCCACGGCGTCAGACTCTTTAGGCTGGTCTAGGCTCGTCAGGCGCTTTGCCTTCTCGTCAACGTAGGCGAGTGCAGCGGCAAGGCGTTTGCGATTCATGCCTTGTTCCTGCTGCTGATGGCTTTGGCCTTGGCTCGGGCGTCCTCCTTACTAGAGGCTCCCCATGCCTTGAGTGCGAGGGCTAGGCGTGTGGGCTTACCGTCTTTTGCCATCGGCCCCGGCATATTGCCCATCCGTGCGAGGAAAGAGGCTCGGCGTGGATTGTCACCCGATTTGACCGGCGGCTTAAGAGTTCCCCCCGTCTCACGCTTGTAGCTGGCGCGGCCCTTGGCGTTCAGCCCGCCCTTGGGGTTCTTGCCTTCGCTACGAGTCCACGCGGCGGTCATTTGTTTTCTTTCTTGGCCGTTTTGGCGCTTTCACGAAACGCCTTGGCGGTCGGTGCGCCGGGGTCACCGGGCTTACGCATCTTTTCGCCCGAACCGGCTTTAATGCGCTCCTGCTTTGCCAGAATGTTGGCGTAGAGTCCCGGCTTACGGTTCATTTGAAACGCTCCAATTTGTAAATCAGCGTCGTGATCTCGGCAACAATTTCGTCCACGATGTTTTGCAGATCAGTTTCCTGCGGCAAATCGCCTCGGATACCTTTCACAAACGTCAGCAAACTGTTGGCGTATTCGGCGGCGTCCTTCTGTACCTTAAAACCATCCGGGTAGTCGGTCAGCGGGATAATTCCCGTGTGTCCTTGATAACTTTCTGCCCAACGGTCGGCAAGCCCCACGATGTTCTCGTAGTAGTGGCCGAGTGCCTTATGAGCGGCGTAACTTGCCGTCTGCAAATGCAGAAAATGCGTTGCTGTTGCCGAGTGCAACAACACGCCAACAAATTCTGCCGCGTCTTTGTGGGACATAGAGCCTCCCGTGGTGAGGGTATTTTAACGCTATTGGTTCGTCAACTGCACTAATCCGTGCGGCAGGATCAGCGCCAGCGTGCTGTCGTCAGGAATACCGTGCCGCTCCAATACCTCACGCTCTGGCGGGTAAACGAGCATCGCACCGTGGTAGGTAAACTTCATGGCGTTCGCCACGCCTTTTTCTATGCCCTCAAAGTCATCTAGCGCCACGATGCTCTGCGAGTGCAGCAGGCGACCGATATGGCCAAGGTCATCGGGTTCCAACCGACCGTCAAGGAATAACAGGTCAATGGCAGGCTGGAGCTTGGCGAACATATCGGTGCTGCTCGTCATCGGGTACTGGTTCACCTTGAACGGCAGTTTCACATCGTTGCTGTAATCGCAGGTGTGTACTTCCGCACCGCCCGACACCAAGGCGAGTGTGGATTTCCCGATATAGGTGCCGACTTCGGCAACACGCTTTGGTTTATACGCCTGCACCACGGCATAGAGACACCAAAACGTTGCAAAACTCACGCTACCTGTGGGTTTGGCGGTAGCACGCAGCGCATCCAGCATATTGAGTTGCTCCACCCATGGCGCTTTCGGGTGGCTTACGACGTTTTCCAGCAGCGTTTCCCAAATAATTCGGCTAGTGCGTTTTCTGTTCAAATTAACCATGTTAGATTTCTCCTATGTCAACCTTTGTGTTTTTCCATGTCGGCGCAGACATTTCCCAGCCGACTGCAATGGTGGCGTCCCTTCGCAAGCACAATCCGGGCGCTGAAATCATCCAAGTTACCGATAAGGACACCCCGACCATACCGGGTGTGACTTGGGCGCACCCCACCGAGGGCAACCCCGAGTACCTGATGCTGTGGCGCACCCGAGCGTTTGCCGCGCTGCAACTTGCCCAACCAGCCCTGTACATGGACACCGATATGCTGGTGCGTCGTCCCCTGCATCCCGAGTTGTTGTTGGGCGATGCGGTCATTGCCGTAACGCGCCGATCCTTCCAGCGTGAAGCGATTTTTAACGCCAAGCAACGCGGTCAGGATTACTCGGAACACGCCAATAAAACTCTGGATGCCGTGTACCCCTACATCGGCTGCTGCACCATCACCCCTGACGGGTTTGCGTGGGAGCAGTTGGCCGAGATGTACGACCGGCTGGAGCCTAAATACAAAACTTGGTACGGCGACCAAGAGGTGCTGCGGGAATACGTCAACCGCCTGCCGCCGTTCGTCGTCGCGCATCTGCCAGAACATCAATACGCCTGCCTTCCCGAGCATTTTGGCGAGCATCCGAACCCCGTCATCGCGCATTACAAAGGCAACCGTAAGGCACAGATGTTCACCGACGCTGCTCGGGCTTGATCTGTTCGTCGTATAACGCCCACAGGTCGCGTATAGCCGTCTCGGGGTCACGGGCGACGTAATGCTCGCCCCTCGCCCCAAAGACCGCCTTGAACGCCTCCTGCGCCTCCCGTAGCCGCCCCTTTGGCATCTTGACCTCTACCCAGCACACCCACGGCAACCCGTCAGGTAGCGGGCGGGTAACGAGTTTGTCGGGAATACCTTGGCCTGCCTTGCCATAATCCATAACGGTGAATCCCGCCTTGCGTAGCGCCTCGGTGATGATGGCGTCATTGGCATCACGGCGGGCGGCGTGCCTCATCGCTTAAATACCCACATCTGACGGTAATACCGCATCTCGGTAAACGCACCGACCCCGTGATCTATTTCCCGAGAGAGTGCGTCAAACATCTGGAGCATCAGGTTGCGGTCGTTCTTCAGGTCTTTGCTGAAATGCTTGTTGAACTTGTCCCGGTAACCGTCGTTGTAGGTACAGCCCATGTCCTCAATGACGTAGTACCCACCCGGTTTGACCCACCTCCAGCAATGCGCCAACACCCCAAGAACGTCCTCAGCGATATGACTGCCGTCGTCAATCACTAGGTCGTAGGCGGCGTCTTTGTCCACCTTGCGTGGGTCGCTGATCGTGATGCTGACACTCGGCAGGTCACGGCAGAGCTTGGCGCACTCCATCTGGATGTCGTAACCGTCAATCTTGGAGTTAGGCAAATAGTTAGCCCACATCCGCAGCGATGCCCCACACGCTATGCCGATCTCGGCAATGGTCAGCGGCGCGTTCTTCCCGCCCAAATCGTCAATGATCTTCTCATAGTGCTGGGTGTAGCCGTGTTTGATGCTCCCCTTATCCGACCCGAATAGGTCGGCAAGGCCAGTAAGCGTGACTTGCGTAAGGTCAACTTCACCCGTCTGCGGGAGGTATTCTTGCGGGGTGACGGTATCAAGGTATCGTCGTATCCCTCCGCGTTCCGGGCCTCGTTGATGCAACGGATTAACCATATTTGCCACCATATTTGATTACCTCTGTACTTGTTCAGTTTTGGCACGCGCACGCAACTTCTCCACCGCCTTTTCACCCCAAAGCTGGCGTACCAGCCCAATCGTATCCCTATCCGACAGCACGGCAGCAGCGCCAGCCTCTCGGATCAGTTCAGCGACCCTATCACGGTTGACCTCAACGCCTCTGGCTAACTGTGCGTCGTAGAACTTTAAGCGGTTTAGCGGGGATTCCTGTACTGCCGAATTCCACATCACCTGATTGGAGTGGAACTGGTGTTCTAAGTTGTGACTGGGTTTAGGCTTTTCCGGTTGAGCCTGTTTAGTCGGAAAGTAAGTGAATTCATCACCCATGTTTCCCCCGCCAATCGGTGCTGTCCCAATTACCTTTACCGTGGTTGCACTCGTGGCAAAGGATTTGGAGGTTATCAAGCTCTAACGCTAATTCTGGATGCGTTAAGCGGGGCTTGATGTGATCAACGTGCATTACCGCGCCCGTCGCAGGGGTAGCGCCGCAGCACATACATTTGGGGCCAAACTTCAGCAAGGCTTCCATTCGCACTTTGCGCCACGCAAAACTCTCTAAAAACTCTGGTTTCGCGCGTTTCGTTCGTTTCGGCAATTTGTGCTTGTTGGCGCTAATTACCTCCAGCATCACCGCGTGGTGCTTGTCTAAGTAATCAATGTTTTTTTCTGGCACCCCAATACACGGTGCATGGTGCATTTCTGTTAACAGTTTTACGGCTAACTTGATTGGCGATTCACCAGATTGCAGTCCTCTACCTCTGACTGCCCTGACGTATCTGCTTGCTACCCGTATTCTCTGTGCTTCTGTCATCTTACCCATGTCTTAATACCCCAATGCTCGGAAGCCCGGGAATGGCCCCCCTACCCCCCACTTCTGCGGAAGGCAGCGAGGCCAAGCCTATGCCCGTATAGCCACGGTGTTTAGGCCCGCTGGACTTTGGTAAGCGGTGTCCAGCCCGATCCAAACGACCGGCCCTCCGCTGACAGATTTGGCCCATGTCAAGGGGCTGCGTGATGGGTTTGTTGACAGAACCAGAACGGCTCGTCAGAATCCTGACCACGCTACATTGCACATTCAGCGTAATGCCAGTCCCCCGGCAGCGTCAAGCCCCCTTCACGGGGGCTTTTCGTTTTAGCGTCCACTAACGTCCTTTTGGCGGCTTTACAGCCCCGGCTTTGATCTGCCACAGCCTAGCCGCAGGGATCGCCCCAGCCTTTACCCATTGGCTTACAGCGCCTTTGGTAACGCCGAGGGCCGCAGCAACGGCCTGCTGGCTACCGTATCGTTTGATGAGCTTCTGTATGTCCATGCTCGGCAGTCTATCCGTCTAAACTTTTTTTGCCTAGGGTGTTGACATGGCCGTTTAGGTTGCTAAACTAGCAACCGTTGACAGACACAACGCATCCACAGATAGGAGATACACAATGAGCAGCTTAAAGATTGGTTCCCTTGTCAAGAGCCTTGATTTCCACAGCAACCGCGATTGTTACTACATCGGCATCGTCAAAAGCATTAACGCTGACGAAGGCACGTTTACCGCCGAAACCGTTGCGCGATATTGGGAAGGCGTACCGCTTAAAGCCGAATTGCCGGTCAACTTTACTGCGCCAATGGAAGGCAACCACTTTTTTGATGACCCTTCACGCCCTCGCGTAATCAACCTTGACGGGGTGGCGGCGTAAGCCGCCCCTGACAACAGGAGCAATAGATATGCTTAAAAACAATTTCTTTCACGCCTTTGGCACCTTCTACGCCCTCGGCAGCAAGTTTGAAGTTCGCGTGGAATACGCACAGGATTTGGACGGCGACATTTCGCTTGAGGGTGCCGACCTGATCGGCATATTCCTTGACAGCGACAAACGCGCCACCTCCCTTAACCACGACATCCAGATGGATTTAGACGAGTTGTCTGATTGGCAGCTTGAGACGCTCCGCGAGATTGCGGAAACCGATGCCGAGGTCAACGGCCCGTGGGATGAAGGCCGATGAGCCGCTCACCTTGGCCGCAGTTTATCGGTTTAATTGTGTTGTATTTACTTGCCGCTGCGTGCGACCCATGTGGTGACGGCGGCTGTACTCCCACAGAGAGGGCTGCAAGTTATGAACGATGATGACATGAGCTGGTGGCACCAGTTGGATTTAGAGATGCAGGAACGTGAAGAACAAGAACGCATAGAAGCCTGCAATAAGGCTTTGGCAGAACTAAAGGAGCAAGAAGATGCAGAGTGAAACCATTGGCGCATTGGCCGCCGCGTTAAGCAAAGCCCAAGCCGACATTACGGGTGCGCTGAAAGACAGTAGCAACCCGTTTTTCAAAAGCAAATACGCTGACCTTGCGTCATGCTGGGATGCGTGTCGTAAACAATTAGCCGCTAACGGTTTGTCGGTGATCCAGACAACCCGCATGGCCGAGCAAGGATTGATGCTAGTGACGACGTTGGCGCATAGCAGCGGTGAGTGGATCGCGGGCGAAATGCCGGTGTTGACCAAGGATGCCAGCCCGCAGGGGCAAGGCTCGGGCATTACCTACGCCCGTCGTTATGCGCTGGCTGCGATTGTCGGATTGGCACAGATTGACGATGACGCCGAGGCCGCACAGGGGCGTAAGGCTGCCCCTCAACTTGACGAGGACTTGGTGGCGCTGATTAACAGCACAAAATCTATAGACAGCCTTAACGGGTTGTTTAAGCGCCTGACCAAAGAGCAGCGCATGACGCACATTGATGCGTTTACCGCCCGCAAGAAAGAACTGACCACCTCGGAGAATGTGTAATGGAACAGCGTACCGATGATTGGCACAAGGCGCGGCTTGGCAAGGTTACCGCTTCCCGCGTGGCCGATGTGGTTGCCAAGACCAAAAGCGGCTACAGCGCCTCCCGTGATAACTACATGGCCGACCTGATTGTGGAGCGGCTGACGGGACAAAAAGCGTCGTCGTTTAGCAACGCGGCGATGGAGTGGGGTACGGAGCAAGAACCACACGCTAGAGCCGCCTATAGCGCCCGCACAGGCGAGTTGGTGGCAGAGACAGGGTTTGTGCAGCATTTAGTGTTGCGCGACTCTGGCGCGTCCCCTGACGGCATTGTGAGTGACGAGGGGTTGGTGGAGTTCAAATGCCCCAACACCGCGACCCACTTGGAATATCTGTTATCAGGCAAACCACCCGAAAAGTACGTCACGCAGATGCAATGGCAGATGGCCTGCACGATGACGAAATGGTGTGACTTTGTGAGCTACGACCCGCGTTTACCCGAGCATCTGCAAATGCTGATTGTGCGGGTTCCGCGTGACGATAAACGCATTGCCGAGTTAGAGGACGAGGTGCGTAAGTTCCTCGCAGAATTAGACGAAAAAGTAACCAAGTTGAAGGAGTTGAAACTGTGACCCAATACGATCCGAACATGAAGGGCGTTTTATTCCGCAATGACAAAAGTGGGAATGAAAAACGGCCTGACTACCGTGGTTCGGCGGTGATCAACAACGTGGATTACAACCTGTCGGCTTGGATTAAGTCCTCGCAAAAGACAGGTGACAAGTACATGAGCATTAAGATTGAACCCAAGGGCGAGGGCAAGTTAGCTCGTACTGGCGAACCGCAGCGCCAGCCGACCAAGAAGCCAGAAATCACCGAAACGAATTGGGACGACCTTGATACACCCTTCTGATTTTGAGGCTAGGTTTAGGGCAAGTCGCCCGGCAGAGATTGTCGTGGCGACTTATCTTCTCAACATCGGCCATACCGTGACGCTGCCCAAGCGGCGCATGGCAAAAGATTTTGCCGACCGGGCAGAGTTTGCCGATAGGGGCGACATATATGCCTCGGGTAAGCGGATAGAGGTAAAGCACATCAAGCACGATTTTGCGTATCAGGCGTGGCCGTTTGAGACTGCCGCTATCTGCGCCAAGAAGTCGTTTGATGCTGCCGATCCTCGCCCTGATTACTACTACATCGTCAACGCCAGCATGACCGTAGCGGCGCTGGTGGACGTTAAAACGACGTTTCCCGATTGGCGTGTGCAAAAGATAGTGGATCGGGAGCGTGGCTACGACTACGACGTTTATGCCGTCACGCCCGAATATCTTGGCTGGCGGTACATAGATTTTGAGGAACGGCTATGAAGGTATTTATCGGTTGGGATAGCCGCGAGGATATTGCGTATCAGGTTTGCCGTAAAAGCATCCTCAAGCACTCCAGCGTGGAGGTGGACATCCAGCCCATCGTGCAGTCAGAACTTCGGGAGCGTGGACTTTACTGGCGTGAGGCTGATCCGCTGTCGTCTACGGAGTTTTCGTTTACCCGCTTTTTGACCCCATATCTCGCCGGTTACGACGGCTGGGCGGTATTTGTGGACTGCGATTTTCTTTTCAGGGGGGACATTGCGGGACTGTTGGACTACGCCGATGGGGCAAAAGCCTGCTTTCTTGTAAAGCACGATTACCGGCCTACTGAAACCGTCAAGATGGACAACAAAGCGCAGCATCAATATCCACGAAAGAACTGGTCATCTTTCATGTTTATCAACTGCGGCCACAGCCAAGTCAAGGTTCTTACACCCGAGGTGGTAAACCGCGAGACGGGGATGTACCTGCACCGTTTTAATTGGCTCACCGATGACGTAATCGGGGAGTTGCCAACGACATGGAATTATCTTGAAGGCTGGCATACCCGCGATCAATGCCCGAACCCGATTGCCGTGCATTTCACCCGTGGTGGCCCGTGGTTTGCCGACTACATGGATGTGGAATACGGCGAGGAGTGGATGCGTGAAGCGCATATTTCCTAAAGGCACCACACCAGAGCAGTTAGCCGTAGCTGCTGCCCGTATGGTGCAGGGCTTATCGCCTGACCGTGCGTGGTGCATAGAGGTGCTGGAGTGGAAGCGCCCGCGCACCGATCAACAAAACCGCTTTCTTTGGGGCGTGTGTTATCCCGCGATCCTAGAGGGTGGTGGTGAGGCGCTGGCAGGTTGGACGCGAGACGACATACACGAATATATGTTGGGCGAATGGGGAGGTTGGGAGACGCTAGAAGGCTTTGGCCGCAAGCGTATGCGCCCGATCAAGCGATCTAGCAAACTGACCAAACAAGAATTCAGCGATTATTTGCTGTTCCTAGAAACACGCTGCGCTGACATGGGCATCGTGATACCGGAGCCTGTATATGCTGCGTAAGGCTGCCAAAGACCGAGGCTGTACGGTACGCATACCGGGCGTGTGCAACTTCAACAGCGCCAGTACCGTGCTTGCACACATACGCCTTGTGGGCGTCAGCGGCATGGGCATGAAATCACCCGATCTGCTTGGTGCGTGGGCGTGTAGCGCCTGTCACGACGAAATAGACGGTAGAACACGCAAGAGCGGCATGACACGCGATGAGTTACGTCTAGCCCATTACGACGGCATGGCGCGAACCATCGTGCAACTAGAGAAAGAGGGGCTGATATGAGTTTCTGGGTAGATACGCCGTACACCACGGCCTACGTCCGTAACGAGTTTCTGTACGACCAGCAGAAAGGCCACGGAGAATTCACCGAGGTAACCGTATTTGGCTTTCGCGCCGAACCCATGCGCGTACCCATGTTTCAGCTTATGACGGCGCAGGGGGCGCAATGGGCGCGTATCCCTATCCATGCCCTATGCAGCAAGCCCTGCCCCGCTATGAGCCTCCAGATTGCCTGCTGGTGGGATTCTTTTAGCCGATTCTGCGAGGTGCGTGAGGTGCAGTTCCTGCGTAACCACCGCGTCAAGGCTATCGGGCGCGATGGCGTGCAGCGCCCCGGTGTGTATCTTTTTACCGTGTTTTGGGCTAATGGTGGGTGGAGTGAAGTACCCGACCAGAGCAAGGATCACCACATTATTGCGTTAGACGATGGGCAATGGATTGCGTACCCCAACAACAGGCTGTTGTGGTGTGACCCGTCTTGGATTGGCGGGGATGTTCCGAGGGATTGGAAATCCCCGTCAATGTCTTACAGCGTGGAGGCATTACCGTGAGATGGATCATTGACCTATTCCGCAGGCTACAGGCCAACCGTGATCGTGAATGGCGCTCTGTGCCATATCCAAACTGGCGCTGCTCCCGAGGAGGGCGGGATATATGGTGAAACGGTGCGAACTGACAGGCTCGCTGATAGATGACTTATCCCCACCGGGAGCGTGGAAGGAGGAGCTAGAGCGCATCCCTTGGGGATATGGTCAAAAGCAGGGCGACAGGCTTGCTAATGCGTTTGTGGCGATGCGGCGCATGGGGCTACACGATGAGGCATCGCTGCTGGAGTTAGAGATTAAGACGCTCCGCAACGAAATAGAGTATCTGCTTAACCGTTAAGGTATAGCGCCCGCTCATCCTGACGCCGCTTAACAAGGCCGGGTAACACTCGGCCACCGGCTTTTGTCCATTTCATAAACTCGTCGGCGGCTTCTTCAAACTCGCCACGGTTGGTTTTCATGCGTAGGCTGGAGCGTTGCAAGTTCCCAAGGCCGACGTTGAAGGCAAAACTCACCAATGCGTCAAACCGGCCTTGATGACCAACAACAGCAGGGCAAAGTCGGGCCACGCCGCGCTCAAACCGGCCAAGGTCTTGAGCAAGGATAGCGTCCACCTCTCCCATAGTGAGGATGCGATCCCAGCCATCCGGTATCGGTAAGGTGCGCCGTTCCTCATATTTCACCGCCGCGTGTGAGGGGTCTATAACGTGACCAACCCCGACCGTCCATAACAACGCAGGACACCGATAAGGGCGTGTTCTGACGCCCTCATGGTGTTTGATCATGTTGATAGCAGCAGGGCTAACCTTCACTTCTGCGAGAATGCTCTACCACCAAAATGAAACGCGATGATAGACGCTAGTATCATCATTTCGTCGTCGCTGAATACGTTTTCCATAGCGATCGCAAACGGGATGCCGGTGGTGTAGGCGTACCAGACGCCCGCGATGTTCAGCGCGACCAGCTCCAGCACAAAAATGTAGGTTACAACCGGACGTACCGAGGCACGCAGGTTAATCATCCATTGGGATGCGCCTTTGCCAATCTCAATGTCGTGGTTGTATAGCGCCTGACGCTCCTCGGCAGCCGTCTGCGTCTGCACCTGTTCTAGTTTGATTTCCTCAACCCGTGCTTGTGCGATAAACCCCCGCTCTGCAAGGGCTAGTTCACGCTCCTTCTGCGCGGCAACAAGGGCTAACTCATGCTTTTTGTCTTGGCGGTCTTGGAAGATTTGCAGAATCTTGGGCAAACCGCCTGCAAGGAACGACAGGAACGTGCTAACCATCGTCATCATTTGGAAGCCCTCACAACGTCGTCGCCCTTGGTGACGGTGACATGATCGCCCTCAACATCCACCCGCATCGGCTGTTCTTTGCGATCCAGCCGGTCTAGTTTGGCGATAAGTTCCTTAATCACCTCAAACTCGGGCTTTTCTTCCTTCTCCACCGTGCCTGCGATATTGGCAAGCATGGAGATAAGAGCGGTCAGCGAGGCACCGAGTAGCCCCATCACAGCAGCGATCTTGTCCGAATCCAGCGCAAGGCTAGATAACACACCGATGACCACGATGGCCGTAATGTATTTTAGCCCGTCCTTGCCGATGGCCTTACCGGCTACGTCTTTGGCAGACGACTGTGCCTCAAGCCGTTGCAACTCGGCCTGTATCTGCACCTTCAGCAACTGGATGTCGGTGGGTTCAGTCATTTTTGGACAGCCTCAAGAAGCAAAACAGCCATGCTGCCGAGTGCGCCAAGCAGGATCAAAATGATTGCGCCACCGATCTTTAACATCAGTTGCTCAAGGCGCTTGAGGCGAGCGTGGATGGCCTCGTACCGTACTGTGCAAACATCAATGTGGCTGGTAACGGTCACTTCTAGCTCTTGGACTGATGTCACGGCATACCCTCAACTGCGACCCACGACAACGTGGCTTCATCCCATGAGTACATCTTGCCGTCAGTTGGCATCGGAACTGGAGCTTGCCACTTTGCATCAGCGTCCAGCGTCCACGACGGGTACGGCTGCGGCGCTACAAAAGCGTCAATGTCAGCGCGGTAGGCGTAGCCGATACCAGCGTAGTTCTTGCGGATGTTGCCGTTGTAACTGGTTTGCTTCCAGTTACCGCCCAAAAGCCCTTGGCAGAACGCAGCACCGATGCTTTCCACTTCGTTGCCGTTCTCGTCCGTTGTGTCTTCATTAGCCACCACAATGACTTGAAGCACGACATTGTTTTCATCCAACTGTGCAAAATGCGCCATATCAATGCTCCAAATGCAATGCCGTTAAATGGCTTTCGTCGCCGACGTAGCCAACCGGAAATGTGTTAAAAGCCAAGGACACTCTTTCATCGCCCTGCACGGTTTCAACCATGTGCGTCAAACTTGACGGGAATAGCATTAGATCGCCAGCGCCTACCTCAAGCCACCATGAATCGCTGTTGTAGACGTTGAATTGATCAGTTGGCAATTTAATCTGTTGGTACAAACTTTTATAAAAATGAATTTTGTCTTTTTGACGAGCGGCTTTTAAGTACAACACGCCTGACACAAACGAATTCGGATGTTCGTGCTTATGATGGTATTGACCATCTTTTGTGTAGTTGAGCCAAGATTGCGTGAGACGCAATGCAACCTCATGCTTTGGCGCACAAATAGAGCGTAAATATTCATTAACGCTTGCTTCGGCAAATGCCTTTAGGCTTGCCATCGTGTCGTGACGCAACACATAGCGATTATCGCTTGTCGTATTTCCAGAATTGCTATGAGTTGGTTGCGAATTTACAAACGCCATTTCCTCGGCGGTGTAGTCCCGTCCAAGTTCAAACTTTGCAACAGCCGTTGGGAAAAGGCTATATGTAATCACGCCGCTTCCTGTTCTAATTCGTTTATGTATTTTTCCAATTCTTGCTGCTGATGGGGCAGCAAGATTGTGTTGATGCTTTCCTCAAACGCTTTAATTTTATCAATCGTTTCCATTACTTCTTCAATGGAAGGCTTTGGCCTCGGGTCATCCCAAACGGTAAATCCAACACCGCCCGTCCATTCCCATTTAGCACCGGGACGCAACAAGTGAATTGCCGTATTGATACCAAGCAATTGATACGTTTTCATAAGTTAGAACGTGATTGAACCTGAAGATGTCCAGTTATATATGCGATAACCACCAGAAGTGGTTACAGTCGGCGATCCAGTTGTTGAAGCAGCAGCCGGATAAGTATCCGAGTAACGAATGATGACTCGGCCAGAGCCACCGTTGCCACCGGCATATTCGGTGCCATCATCATAAGAACCTGCGCCGCCACCGCCGCCGCTATTAGCCGTTCCATTTGTTCCGGTGCTAACAGTACCGCCTGCGCCACCGCCGCCAGAACCGCCAGCAGCGCCGTTATAATTCACGCCACCCGGTGAATATATTTGACCGCTTGCGCCACCGCCGCCTGCGTAGGTAACTGATGATCCGCTAATGCTTGACGCTGTTCCATTTCCACCAGCGCCGGGCGTATAAGGCGAGACTGCTCCTGCCTGACCAGCAGCACTTGCACCGCCGCCACCGCCAGCGATAGCACCGCCTGTTGCGGCGTTGCCGCCATTGTTGCCTTGTGACGGGGAAGTGCTGGGCGTGTTTCCTGCGCCGCCCGGTTGTTGGCTTGGCCCTCGCGCTCCTGCGCCGCCGCCAGAACCGCCCGCGCCGCCAGCAATGATTCCTGCGGTATCCGCTGGTGGATTGTATGATCCACCGCCACCGCCTCCTGCTGAAGTAATGGTGCTGAATACAGAGTTACTGCCGGTTGATCCTCTTGCGTAACTTGATGCGCCATTCCCGCCGCCGCCAACAGTAACGGTGTAACTGACGCCAGCAGTTACAGAAAATCCGCTGCCGGTTCTAAAACCACCGGCACCAGCGCCACCACCAATAGAATAGCCACCACCGCCACCACCAGCGACGACAAGATATTCAACCGTTGGCGTAGCACTTGGCGCTCCTTTGGCCCCCAAGAGCATCAACATGATTCCGCTCATGGCTTTAGCTCACGTTGCCAGAGATAACGCACACCGTACCCGACAGGAACAAAATTGTCGCCACCCCTCTTGTTGCAAGCGTGACGGTTGCTTTGTCTGCGTCCGTACCGCCGATGTAAGCCGTTGTGATCGTGCAGGTGATTGTGACATTGCCCGTGGTGTTGTTGAACACCGACACCACATCACCTAACGCAAACGTGGCGTCAGGAATCGTCACCGAGCCGCCAGAACCCACCTCAATGAACTCACCCACATCGCCTGTGGCAAGCGTGTACGAGGTGGTCTTGGCCGATCCCGAGCGCGGGATGTTGCGGTAGCCGACGAGGTTAGTGCCGTCAGCCGTGCAGTTGGACAAGTTGCCCGAGGTAGGCGTACCCAATACCGGGGTCGTAAGCGAGGGGCTAGTGGACAGCACCACGCTGCCCGTACCCGTGCTGGTCGTAACGCCTGTGCCGCCGTTAGCGACCGGAAGCGTGCCGGTGACGCCCGAGGACAAATTGACCGAACCAAGGGTCTGCTTAAACGAGCCGTTGGTGTCAAACGTGCCGTCTGTTGTCCAAGTGTCGCCTACGTTCAACGTGACCTTGGCAATGGTTCGCAGGGTGCTGTTGTTGTTGTAGGAGATGGTCAGCGTGACGGCTGCCGTGTCCTTGTTTTCAATGGTGATGGTTTTAACGACGCGGCGCGTGCTAGAGGCAGGGGCAGCTACCAGCGTGACCGCAGACGTACCGTTTAGCGCACCGTCTGATGCGCCCTCGGTAAACGCCGACCCCGTGTCATCGGCCCATGCCGCCGTGAAATCGGGGTTGGTTGTGGCCGCCGCGCCTGACATGGCGACCTCAATGGATTTCGTCGTTGCATCAAGGATTAAAAGTGCCATGTTTTTACCTCAAGAGATAAACCAAGCGTAAGCATTGGAGCCACCGCCACCGCCACCGCCAGATTGTGCGACCCAAGACAAGTTTCCCGATCCATTGGTTTGCAACACATACCCATTGATGCCATCGGCATTGGGCCAAGTATACGTTGCAGAGCCTGCTGATGTTTGAGCGATAAAGCCGACGTATCCCGAGGATGCGCCAATAAACCGCATCGCTGCCACGTTTGCCGAGGCGATAGATGCGTTGGTAGCGGTCAGCGTGGAAATTGCCGCCGTACCGATGTTGGCCGAGCCGATAGATACTGAGGCAATCGTGCTGATCACCGCCGTGCCGATATTGGCCGAGGCGATACTCGCTCCTGTTGCCGTCAATGCCGCGACATTGGCCGATGCGATGCTCGCTCCGGTGACCTGTGCGTTGCCGAGGTTGGCAGAGGCGATGCTGGCCGACGTAGAGGTGAGGTTCGTCACCGTGCCGGTCGTAAAGAGCGCCACCGCACCGTTAATGGACGCTGCCGAGGCTGCCGTGACATCCAGCCGTCCCGCATTGGCAGAGGCAATAGACGCCCCTGTGGCGGTGAGCGTGGTGATGACAGCCGTGCCGACGTTGGCCGAGGTAACCGACGCGCCTGCCGCTCGCAGGTCGGTGATGTTGGCAACCCCAACATTAGCCGAGGCGACCGATACGCCGGTCAGCGTCAGCGCCGTGATGTTGGCCGTGCCGAGGTTAGCCGAGGCGATGCTCGCGCTAGTGGATGTCAGGTTGGTAACCGTGCCGGTGGTGATTAACGCCACGCCCGCGTTGATGGAGGCAGCCGATGCCCCCGTAGCATCCAACCGGGTAACCGCTGCGGTGCCGACGTTAGCCGAGGCGACCGAGGCTCCCGTGGCTGTTAGGGTCGTGATGACCGCTGTGCCGACATTGGCAGAGGTGACCGAGGCTCCCGCTGCACGCAAGTCCGTGACGTTCGCGACACCAAAGTTCGCCGACGCTACCGACACGCCCGAAAGCGTGAGGTTGGTGATGTTGGCGTTGGTCAGATTGGCCGATGCGATGGATGCGCTGGTAGCCGACAGGTCGGTAACCGTCGCCGTCGTCAGCAGCGCCACGCCCGCATTAACCGACGCAATAGAGGCTGCGGTGGAGGTGAGGTTAGTCACCGTACCTGTGGAGATAACCGCCGTGCCGACGTTTGCGGAAGTAATAGAGGCGCTGGTAGCACGCAGGTCTGTAACCGCTGCCACCGCTGCGTTCATGGAGGCGGTAGATACGGTCGGCAGGTCGGATCGTCCGACCACAGCCAGCGTACCGCCTACCACCAACGTAGAACCGATGCTGACGTTAGCCTGCAACGTCGTGTTGCCGGTAACCGTCAGCGTGCCGTTAATCGTCGTGTTGCCGAACGAGTTGGCGGCGTTGATCATCTGGAACCGCGTGCCGTCGTAGACGACCATCACGATTTCGCCAGATTGGATGTCACCCGCGATCAGCGCCGTGCTGCCGTCTCGCGTAACGGCTTTTGCGCCAAGGCTGTTGATGTTGAGCGTGACAGCGCCGGTATTGGTGCCAGCGGCCACCCAATAGAACATCTGGCCTGCTTCATACGCCGCAAGGACAGGCGAGAGCGTGCCGGTAACGGTATCGGCACCGCTGACCGAAATTAGTTTGACCGAGGTGGACTGTACTTGTGAGAGGTTAGCGGCGTCGGACGCCAGCGTACCCACCGCAAGGCCCGTGATCTTGTTGCTGCCCATCGGGATGTTAGCCGTGGGCGTGGATTGACCGTCCTTGGTAATGCAGTTGGTCAAGCCGGTAGCAAGGTCAGCCGTCAGAGCGTTGAAAACGGTTGACGAGATAACCGTGTTGGCAACGACCGGCTGGCCTGCCGAATTGATGACAAATACGCCGCTGCCGTTAAAGCTCATTGCTTATCTCCTATTCCTGACCAGCGCCATATCCAGCGCCAAATGCGCCAATACGCCCTGATGCTTCTTGTGCGCGTTTCTGCGCCGCTGCGCGACGGTCAATATACAGCCGAATGTTACGCAATTCGTCTTGCGCGGGCTGCCCGCGTAACAACAACAATTCTGCTAGTTGTTGGCGCTGACGTTCGGTCAATTTCTTGCCTTTGTCTTTGGCTGCGACCGCTGCCGCACCGGCAATCATGTCGCCTTGCAACATTTGCGCGGCCTGCAAAGCTTGTGCAAGTTTGTTTTGATCTTCTTCGCCTTTGAGCAGCGAAAAGGTTTGCGATCCTTTGCCTGCGCGAGCCGTTTCCTGCAATTCCGCTTCGCGTAACACCGTCGCTTGAAACTTGCGGAAATCGTTGCCAAACACCAAGCGCAAACGCTTCTGCAAGCCGGGTGACTTTTGCAGATTCATCAATTCCGCTTGACCTGCTGGCTTGGCTGTTTTGTCACGCAAGGCTTGAGCAGCGCCAAGTCGGAACGCGCTTAATTGCGCTGGCTCCATGTCATTAATGATTTCTTCTAAATCTTCCACATCTTCTGACATGACTTTGCGACCGCGCTCCATTGCGGTTGCCATTTGCGTCTCGCTGCTGAATTCATCGCGGGCTAACTTGTAAACGCTACGTCCTTGGTCGTCTTTTGGCGCAACATTGTCCAACTTGTTCGTTAAATCGCGGCGCAAATTGGTGTAACCACGGCTTTTTTGCGTTGGTTTGCCAAAATCGCCTTTTGCGCCTTCTTCAATGTCGTACAACGTGCGCTTTAGCGTATCTAATACGTTAAACGGGACGCGATCACCGGGGCGCAAATTGCCAAGATTTAATTTTTCGGGCATTCCTTCAACAAGGGCTAGTTCTTCTGCTTCCGAAAACGTCTTTTTTGCACGATTAAGAAGCGCAGCGAGCTCTGCGTCTACGGTTACGTCGTAGTTTTCTAGTTTTGCGTAGTACGGAGCAGCCCTAGTTTTGGCTTGCTCGTTAAATTGACGCACCGTTGCTCTAAACGGCACGCCTTGCGCGTCTAACAGTTCATCTGCCGACGCCTGCAAACGATCCCCGCGCTTGTTGACGAGCGGGCGCATTGATCTGTCAATCATGCCTTGCGTAGAACCCGGCTCGTTACGCAGCAACGCTAATTCTGCGCGAGTAGCAGAACCCGTTGCAGCAATGGGCGCTTCTGGGCCAAGGCCGCCGCCACGGGGACGCTGCAAACGAGCCGCAGCCACTTGCGTCGGATCAGCCTCTACACCGCTTTTTAGCGCATTCAGTTCTTCTTGCATCCGTGCTTTTATCAGCGACGGGCCGGGAATGACTTTTAATTGGCGCTCAAGCTCGGCGATACGATCTTGCTTGGCGATGGTGTCGGGCGGGATTCGGGCAGCGGCGTCACGCTGCAAAAGTTGCGCTAGACGCTCTCTTGGTGCTTGCAACTCAAATTCACGCTGCATGGTCGGCGCCATACGTCGCGTGACTGCACCAGCGCCTTTGATGCCAAGGCCTGTTGCACCGCCAATGCCAACGCCCGTGCCGGTGCCATACAAAATGTCCATGCCCAAGTCAGACGCTGTTTCGGCCTCACTTGCGCCTGCCGCACCAACCGCGCTTTGCGCTGCCACAGGGGCAATATAGCGAGAGCCGCGAGAAATGATGCCAGCGCCCAAGGGGGCAGCAGAACCGCCCATGCTGAACGGCAACGTAGCAAGACTGCCCGCCATTTCAAGGCCAAGTGCGGTTTTGGGGTTTTGCTCTGCAAATGCCGCAGTACCGCCGCGAATGATGTCACGCGGCGCGGTGTAGTCAGCGCGAGTTGGCGCAGTTTGGGTGCCGCCCATTGCGTATGACTGACCAAGTTGACCAAGCGCAGCAGCGCCAGCCAACTCGTCAAGCATATTAAACGTCGCGCCTTGACCAAACGTCATTGCGCCTTGAACAGATGACGGTAAATTCGCTCCTCGCTCACGCGCAGCGGCAGGCGGTGGCGCTAATGACTCCCACTTGCCGCCTCGGAAAACAAACCGTTCGCCGGTTTGCTTGTTTGTTGCTGTTTGACCTTCGCGGTATGCCATAAATTCCTCGCTTACCGTAAGGGCTAGTCAAGCGTCGCGCCAGCGGGAAGCTGGCTGCCGTATGCGGCGGGGGCGGTAATATCAGGGAACATACCGGGCAAGTTCCTAAATTGCGGCAATTGCCGTGCGCGAGCGCGAACGCGATTGCTAATAGCAATGTTGGCTCTACCCGCTTTTTCGTTCAATTCCGCTAGGTAAATGAGATTGGCGGGAGTAAGGTCAATTTGACCCGCAGCAGCGCGTTCCAAGAACTGCCGATCTTTGTCAGTAAATCCTTGACCTGACCCAAGCCCACTAGTACGAACCGCCGCCAACGTCGTTTTGGCAAGTTCAGCAGACAAGTTTTCGGTAACCGATGCCCTATCGCCTTTTGAAAATCCTGCCGTTGCGAGTGCTTTTTCAAAGCCAAGACGCGCTTCAGCGCCTGTGCCGGTAATTGGGTTTTGCTTAAGCAAATCACGCACTCGGTACGACGATTCAATTTGCGCGATGGCATTTTCACCAGCAGCAATGGCATCCAAGTCTTGTTTTGCAACTCCCTCTGCAATGGCGTCTGCGTATTTATTGGCCGTTTTATCGCCAACAGTTACGCTTACGCCCGGCGCAGTTGTCGTTTCTTTCCTAATAGCAGCATCGTAAATAACTCGCGCAGGACTACCTAGCGGCAACGCATTGCGCTCTGCAATCAATCTGCTTAACGGTGATCCAGCGGTGGGCTTTTCAATCGGGTCTAATTTGCTGATATCGCCCGTCCTTGTCGCCTCTGCCAAACTGGCTGGCGTAAAGTCGCTTGGGTTGATGTCAGCAAGTTTTAATTGCGTTGTTTTGGGCATCGTCGCCTCGTACTGCGACATGGCGAACTGCTGCACCATCGGGTTGCCGCTTTCCAAACCTTCCAATGCTCGCGCACGCTTCTGCGCGATAGTAAGCGGGCCGCCCACCTGCATCTGCATCGGCTGGCTGAAATCAGGCTGGCCGTCTGCTCCCATTACCGGCATTAAACGCTGGTTAGGCGCTGCAATGGCGCTCGGCTGTGCGTATTCCGTGCTGCGGAACCCCGGTTGACCATACGGCACGGCAGGGCCACCGCCCGGCTCCGTGTTGATCATCGGCATCGGCGCTTCCATAGCGGCAAGCTGCGCCATGTTGACGTTGCGCTGCTCGGGTTCAAACGAACGGATGTAATCAGCAAATTCGGTGCGGCCTGCTTTTTCTGCCTCGGCCTTGGCTTCTTCTGCCTGACGACCTGCGCGAGCGGTCATAAAACTCTGCAATGCCTTCACTAGCGGCGCAGCCTTGGGGATCGGCGCTGCGTTGCCTTCCATCGGCTGATATTCCTGCTGTGCAAGGGCTTCTGCCAATGCGGCACGCCGACGCGCTTCCTCTAACTGGCGCTCGTATTCAGTTGGTGCGCGGAAGGTTTGCGTGTACTTAACTGGCATTTTCAAAGTCCCCTCTGTATGAGCCTCCCTGCGGCGTAGTCATACCTGCGGGAGCGGGCATACGCGGGCGCTGCATCATGCCGCCCACTTGCGGTGAGCGAGGCGGCCCCATCTGCGGCTGACCCATGCTGCGAACGGGCGGCCCGTAACCCATCGGACGACCACCCTGCATGGCCTGCGGTGGGCCGTTAAAGTTCATGGCCTGCGGCGGCACACCGGGGTTGGTGTTAGGCGTAGCGCCCGAGTACATCAGGTTAGGCTGCGGGACATTCCGCATATTGTTGCCGGGGCTGTTGAGCGACAGATTCCGCTCCTGCATTGCCAGCATACGCGCCATTTGCTGCGGCTTTCGGTCAGGGGTAAATCCGTTCATGTGATGTCCTCAAAGAAGCCCGTAGTTGACCATCTTGTAGCCATCGGAACGGGTTACGACCGCCTCCGGTAGCACCGTCTCTACTTCATCGGCCATGACGCCGCGTTGACGCTCGCCGTTGATGTCGTACTCGTATACGCCAATGCCAAGCGGGTGAGTTCCGACGCGCACGATGTTGGACTTCAAGCGACGATCCGACGTAAACAATCCCGCTACGCCGAGCGGGCCGCTGACGGCTGTACCTGCGGCTCCAGCAAGGCTGCCGAGCAACCCCATGCCTGCGTTATAGGAGCCAACTTGGTTCTGATAATTGCGTTGTGCAAAATCGCCCGCTGCTTGACCCGCTTGGAATATCGGCGCAGGAGCCACGGTAACGCCGCTGTAGCCTTGGAACTGCGGCACGTTGACCTGACCGCCTGACAACAACGCGCTGATCTCGTTGACCGGGATGCTGCGGATTGCGGCCTGCTGGGCAAGTGCCTGCTGAATCGCGGTGTTGCGGAACTGCTGTTGGGCGATGTTCTGCTGGAACTGTTGCTGTTGTGCGGCGTTTGCGGCAGCCTGACGCGCCAACTCTTGCTGGTAAGCCTGTGCCTGCGCCTCGTTGTAGAACCCTGCGGCTCCCTGCGCCTGACCAACCTGCTGCGCTTGGCGGGCAAGGTTTGCTTGCTGCGCGGCGACCTGCTGCTGGAAGTTTTGTGCAGCGGCTTGGTTGTACATCTGCTGTTGCGTTGCCGACTGATTGAAAATCTGCTGCAACGCCTCGTTTTGCAGTCGCGCTTGGTCAAACGTCGTTTGGTAGTTCTGCGCCAACGCCTGATTCGCAAGCTCTTGCGCTGACTGACCCATGCCAAACTGCTGTAACAGCCCTTCACGGTTGAACCCAGCCGCACCGAGGGCTTGCTGATAGTTTTGACCGAGGGCTGCGTTTTGCGCCTGTTGTGCCGCCAACGCTTGCTCAAAATTCTGGCCGATGGCCTGATTTTGCATCTGCTGTGCGGCTTGGCCCTGTGCAAAGTTCTGCGCGATGGCTTGGTTAGCGGCTTCTTGCGCTTGCTGCTGCGTGCCGAACGACGCTAATTGCGCCTCGCGGCCAAACTCACCGGCCTGCAAACGCTGCTGGAAGGCTTGCTGCTGCGCTTGGTTTTGCGCGGCTTGCGTTGCCAACGACTGCTGGAGGTTTTGCCCCAAGCCCGTGTTGTAAAGCTGCGCCTGCTCCATGCCTGCGCCAAAGCCTGACAATGCGGCTTGATTGGCGAACATAGCGCGGGATTGCTGCTCACTAAACGCCTGCTGACGAGCGGCTTGATCAAGGCTGATGCCCTGCGCGGCGGCCTGCAACAGAAGGTCGTTTTCCTTCTGCATCTGCGCCGCCATCGCCGAGTTGTACGCCTCGCCACCCGGTCGCAGACCTTGGTTAATCAGTTGCGTCTGGAGTTGCTGACGCTCGCCCTGCAACTGCGGTGACAAACGCGACAGCAATGCCGTCTGCGCCGTCATGCCAGCGTTTACTGGCCCCTGCGGCAAGTTGGCAATATCAATCTGGCTCTGTAACTGCGGGCCGCCCACAAACTGCTGTGCGTACCCGAATTGGCCTTGTGCGGGGCCACCGGCCACACCGCCGATGCCTGACAGGTCAAGCCCTTGCAGGTTCAATCCCTGCGGGCCAGCGCCTGCCATGCCGTACAAACCACCTGACGGGCCGCCTTGTGCGGTTCCAAACGCTTGCCCGCTTGGGGCGGCTTGCGAGGTGAATTGACCGGCGTCAAACATACCGAGATTGGTCGGTGCAGCGGGGCCAGCCCCTGCCATACCAAAATACTGGTTTTGCGCGGTGCTGGCGCCTTGCACCGGAAGGTTGACCGTCGCCTGCTGGCCTGCGGTGACCTGTCCGGGCAATTCTCCTTGACCATAAGTTGCGATTGGGCCGTAAACGCCTTGCGGTGCGCCTTGAATTGCGCCCGATGAGCCGATGTCGTAACCAAGGCTCGGCAGGTTTTGCGGGCTAAATGCCGACGCGATGCCAAGGTTTTTTAAGCCACCCGCAGCGCCTTCAGCCGCTTTTGATAACTCTAATTGCGCCCGCTCTTGAGAACGCAACGCCGCAAGCGCATTAGGGTCAATGGTTTGCGTAATTGTTGGCTGTTCAATGTACGTCGTAAATTGGCTTTGATCTGGCGTTTCACCCGCATACTCGGGGCCGTATTGGGCAATGCGATCTTGATAAGCCTGCAACGCCTTGTTGTAGGCGTCCGTGTCTACGGTTGCATTTCGTGTCCAAGTCACCGTCTGCGACCCGGTGGGGCCGTAGATGTTGGGATTGGACATATATGCCGACTGCTTGGCAGCGGCCAAATTCGCCTCACCCTGCTTGATGGCTAGGGTGGTGTAGTCAGGCGCTGGCGGCGGTGCTGGTGATTTTTTGCCCATACCTCGGCTCCAAGAAACGACACCTGTCTGGTGTCTGCGTCATAAAAACAATGTCTCCGTCAGGTGCGCCGTCTTTGATACGCGCTTCCTCCGAAAACCCCATTTTCGTGACCAGTTTCAGCGCCCGGGTATGGTTGCTGGAAATCGGCCCTATTATCTTATCAACATTACAGACGTTATAGGGATAATCGTATACAGCGGCTAGGTAAGCCGGGGTGATTTGATCCCAAGTGATGTGACAAACAACCGATCTGCCGTTCCACATCTCATAAACCGTACCGGCGACAAGCTCACCGTCTTTCTCAAGACCAATGGCAACTGAACGGT